GTACCTGCTGCTGTATCAATGTTATATGGTGTAAACAATGCACCAAGAGCATCTCTTCCTACATCACGAAGTCTAATTTCACCGCCTGTTTTGTGTGAAATTGTAATTTCGTTATTTGCTGTAACAGCCGCTTCAACATTTGTAAAGCCTGCTGCGTTAATAGCCGCTGCCATTGTGTTAGCATCTGAACTTGAACCTGAACTTGAAAATGTAACATTTATTGCTGCATTTAATGCTTCTTGTCCTTGAATTGATTCTTGGATTTCAAATGTGTAATCATCTGCTATCAATTGTGTTGCAACAACTGCTGATGTAACTGTTGTTACTCCAGTGTTAGCTCTACGCCATGTACGGAACACTGCTGTTGCTGGAGATGAATCATACATGCTATGCTCAAATGCATTAGTTTGTACAAACAAACTGTCTGCTGCTAAATTAATGCCTGCTCCGCTTCTGTCTAATGAATAAATTGCTGAATGTCCGCTTGCATATAATGGAGCATCATATGATACCCAAGTTGCAGTTGCTGAATTCCACTTTGCTGCTCTCCATCTTGAACCGTTGTTTGGTTCTGTAGTTTTGATCCAAACTGATCCTGTTGGTCTAGCGCCTGCATCTGTTCCAGGAGTACCTTTCCACTGTGGCACAAGTGTGTGTGGCGCCTGGTAAAGTTCTGGACCTTTGTATGTTACTGGTGAAATTTCTAATTCAGTTAAGTCAGCATTGTTTGCTCCAATAACAACTGTGTTTGCATTTGTATTAGAAGTTCCATCAGTGTAAATGTAAATTCTATCACTTACATTCTTTGCTGTAGTACCTGCAATACTTAGACCGTTAATTGTTGCTACAATATCATCTACTGAATCACTGCCGCCTATTGCAACTGTTGTACTATTAATAGTAAAGTTACCTGCTGCTGCTGTAATTTTAGATCCTGTTAATTGTGCTGTAATTACTGTTGGAATACTTGCTCTCCACTCCTGAGAACCTACTAGTACCCAATTACCTGCTGCAACACCTGCTTGTGTGTTACCTGGTGATTTGTAATACATTCTTGCTGGGTCTTTAGAAAAACTAAATGACCCTGTTGCTGCTGTTCCTACAGTTTCAAATACAACTGCATAGTCACCAATTGATCCTACTGATCCTAGTGGAGCGTTATTTGAAATCTTCGCTGCATCTGCATCAGTTAAAACAATAGGAGTCTTAGCAGCAAATTTTTGTCCGCCTGTAGTGCTTAATGCTGCACTATTCCATTGTTGGATACCCCATGCTGTAGATCCAGTGTTAATCCACCAAGTTCCATCAGGTGGGTTCGCTCCCGGAGCCTCTGCTGTTCCTGTTAGTTGCCCTAAATCAACATTTGCTCTCGTTACGAACGCTGCGTTAGATACACCTAGTAAACTGTATGCTGCCAATAGGCCATATTCATTAAGTTCGCTACCATGAATAGGTGTATTGCTCGCTGTCTTTTCGAAGTTAGGAACTCCAAAAAGATCTACTAATTCTTTTTGACTTGTCACTTTAAATGCATTCCCTGCATTCGCCGCCGAAGTTGCTGAAGCAACGCCAGTGCCTGCGGCATTAGTTTTGTCTTGGGCCGTTGCTACTATAATAAGTGGAGTTGTTCCGGGTTCAGCCGGAGTATAAAAACTCTCATCTATTACACTAACTTCTACGCCGGGTGATGTAAGTGCCATTTACTTTTCTCCTGGTAATAATTCAATTCATTACGTAATGTATTGTTATATTGTATTTAGCGGAATGATTAAAAAATGGTGCGTTAAGGCGCTTTAGACAAAGGGATAGAAAAGGTGTAAATACATGTATGAGACCTTTATGCAAGTGCGGTTTAAGACCCAAAGCAGTAAACTATAAGAAATACGGTAAAACGTATTATAGAAGTCTATGTGAAGCATGTTCTAAACATGGATTATATCATGGTATACCTAGATGGTATAGAGCAGGTTACAGAATCAAGAAACAGTGTGATAAATGCGGCCACAAATCGCCGCACAAAGAAGTATTTAGAGTATATCATGTTGATGAGAATCTAGATAACTGTAAACACAGCAATTTAAAAAGTGTATGTGCTAATTGCCGTACTGTACTATCTAAAGAAGGTGTTAAATGGAAACAGGGCGATTTAGTTGCTGATTATTGATTTTATATCTGTATACAAGTCATCAATACTATTATCATTAGCAATTATATGATCAAACTTTGTTCCTACCCATGCCCATTCAGACGAGTGTATTTTACGAATCTTCATTTCATTTATATTTAAGTTTGAACCGTTGACTGCTTTTACAGCATGCTCATACCATTCAGGTAAATCACCGCGTGTTACCCAAAGTATTTCACCACCTAAATTCTTAATTGCTTTGATTTCGTTAGGAAAACGTACATCACTAATAACAATATTATCTTTGCTTTGACGTAATTTGTTTTCAATACTAGCAATCCATATATCATCATGAAAAGTTTTACGACATACTTCAGTACCCCAATATTGTAATACCCAACGAGGAGTAAGTGTAGGCATATCTAATCTTTCAGCCCACCATTTATCTACCTGCTCACGCCATTCTCGAGACTCTTTTGTTCTTCCTTCAAGCATGATTCTATCCCAGCCAAATACTGCTGCTACTGAATCTTTTAGTGAATCTGCGAAACTTTCTCTACGGTACTCATGGAAATTAACCAGATAGTCTGCTACTGTATCTTTACCACAACCGATAAACCCGCAAACGCCTATAATCATATAACTCTCTCCTTTAAAGTTATATTATAGCATCTATTGCGTGTATGTCAAGTGTTTAATAAAAAGGTTTTGGTTGTCCTGGCTTACCTGTGTTAAGTTTTCTTGCCAAAACACTTGCTGTGTTAATTGATTTACTTCTCTTCTGTCTACGTGCTTGTGTTGGTGAAGTTCTAGCACGAGTAGTTTTCATTTTTTGTGCTCTAGCAACATTGTACTGTTGTACACATTTAGAAGGATGACTAACTTGTCTGCCTTTTCTTGGACCTACTGAGCATCTAAAACGCAGTTTAGTTTTGCCGCCTTTAGCAGTAGGAGCAGCTCTACCCCACACCATTTTAGCAACCTCATTAAAGATTTCCTGATGCTCTTCTTCTGTTACTAATTCGTGTATTTTCATTAACCTATAATCCAACTGTAGCCGTGTCCGCCTGCAACTTGTGTTCCAAGTTCCATGGTCAGTCTTTCAATATCATTAAAGCCTTCTGCTTTAATACTTGCACCGTTAAGTGCTGTACCACCTTGTGGACCTGCAATACTTGCAAATTTTTCTCTTGCTTGTCCTACTATTACTTTACAGTTTGCAAGAGTATAATCTTTAACCCATTGTCCTGAATAAACATCTTCGAGTATTACATGATCAGGCTTATCATTGTATGCCCATAATAAAACTTCTTCAGTTCCTCTTGGACGTTGCATAATAATTAGTTTTTTGCTCTGTGGATTCCAAGTAAAGTTGATAAATGATCCAAACATTTTTCCAACTAGTTCTTGATATTGAGCAAATAATTCGTATGTTGCTAGTCCGCCCATATTGGTTGAACTTAACAAATATGTATTTGTGTATGCTAAGTTGAACGGTTCAAATACTGTACCACCTGTTCCACTACCTGTACGTGATCCTACACTTCTACGATAAATTTGCCTAACTTGTTGTATTTCTTTAGGCAATATATATTCGTTTTGATTCTCTTCTAAACTTAAAGTTATGTAACTTTCTTCCACAGAATTATCGCTACGCTGTCTAAAAACGCCTAGTGATCTCTGTAATGCTGTTTCATAATGGCCAGGATCAAGCTCGACATCAATCATACCATCGCCTAGCATTAGTCTTACATAATCAAATACTTCTTGTTTTGCTTTATCTATTTGGCTCATGTAAGTATTTATGCCTTGTGACGGATTAGGTAAATACATATACTATGCCAAGACTGAGTTTATACCGTCCCGAGAAGGGAAACGATTACAAGTTTATTGATAAAACTGCCTGGGAAATGTTTCAGGTAGGTGGTACCGATGTGCTTATGCACAAGTATTTAGGTACCGAAGCATCAAGCAAAGAAGCAACTCCAAGCGAGCCTAAATACGATACTCTAAGTCCTACTAATATACAGGATATGCTATTCCTTGAAAATAGAGATAGAAAATATGATTCTGATGTTTTTGTTATGCGTGGAGTATACAATGTACAAGACATTGATTTTAATCTAAGCCAATTTGGTTTGTTCTTACAGAACGATACGGTTTTTATTACATTCCATATTTCAGATACTGTTGAGAAACTTGGTAGAAAAATTATTCCTGGTGATGTAATAGAATTACCTCACTTAAAAGATGAGTATGCTCTTAATGATTTAAATTATGCACTGAAAAGATTTTATGTTGTAGAAGATGTAAACAGAGCGGCAGAAGGATTTTCTGTAACATGGTATCCTCATTTATACAGAGCAAAGTGTAAACCACTAGTAGACTCACAAGAGTTCAAAGGTATACTGGATCAAATTGCAGATTCAGAAAACTTCAAAGGAACCTGGAATCCAGATTCAACATATTATCCTGGAGATACAGTAACAGCACCTAATGGTCAACAGTATACAGTAACACAAGAAGTTACAGGTACTGCTCCACCTGATACAACATATTATAAACTTGCAGATACACTCAAAGATATTATGTCTACGTATGAGAAAGAAATGCAAATTACCAAGGCTGTTGAAGATCAGGCAAATGCAGATACTCCGCAAAGCGGTTATGACACTACAAAATTATACACACTACAGCAAGACGAAACTGGTAAAACAGAACTTGTTACTGCTGATGGTACAATAGATGATGCAGACATTGATACTGTAACTGCTGATACTGTATTCCAATCAGCAGAAGCAAACGGATACAAAGGTTACTTAATAGGAGATGGTATTCCACCTAACGGAGCACCATTTACTCAAGGTATTGCATTTCCGATGGGACCTGCAGAAGGACAATTCCATCTTAGAACGGATTATAAACCAACCAGACTGTTTAGATTTGCTAAAGGTAGATGGAGCAAAGTTGAGGATGATGTGAGAACAAATATTACAAACTTAGGACCAAGTGATACAGCAGCAGGTAAAGATTTTGCTGGTGACGAAAAACGAGAAACACAAAAAACTTCATTTATTAATAATACAAACCAACAAGTTATTGATGGTCAAACAGTAAAAGAAAGACAAAGTCTTTCTAAAGCACTAAAACCAAAGGCGGATGAATAATGCGTATAGATGAAATATTAGGGTTTGCATCAAAAACTCCAAAGAGAACTACAATTAAGAAAAAAGTACGCAGAGATGATGACGAGCCTCTTGCAATTAAGTTACAGCAACGAAGAGCTGCTGCTGCAAAAGGTGATAAAAATGCATACACACATAATTTTAAGAAGGCAAGTAACTAATGGATTTTTTCTACGACGGACAGATTAGAAGATATGTAACACAGTTTATGCGTATCTTTATCGGCTTTAAATATGAAGCAGGTAACGGCGATCAGCAATCTGTTCCTGTAATGTACGGCGATTTGACACGCCAGGTAGCAAACATTATTAGAGAAAACTCTGAAAACAAATTGCCAACAGTACCTAGAATGGCAGCATATATTACTGGAATGGACATTGATACAAGTAGATTAACTGATCCTACATTTGTAAGTAAAGTAAACATACGTGAAAGAAACTATAATGTAGACGAATCAGGAAATAGAGAATATACAGGCGCTCCAGGAAAGAATGTAACCGTAGAAAGATTGATGCCAACACCATATATGATGACATGTAAACTAGATATATGGACAAGTAATACAGATCAAAAATTACAATTGCTAGAACAAATAATGGTCTTGTTTAATCCTGCATTTGAAATACAAACTAACGACAACTACATTGACTGGACTAGTTTAAGTGTAGTAAGAATGACTGGAATGAATTTTAGTTCTAGAAGTATACCTGCTGGAACTGAGTCAGAAATTGACATTTGCTCAATAGATTTTGAAATACCAATGTATGTTTCTCCTCCTGCCAAAGTAAAAAAACTAGGTGTTGTAAGAAGCATAATAGCAAACATATTTACAGAAGAAGGTGATATACAAAACTTATCAAGTCTAGTTTACAATCAGAAAGTTTCAAATGATGTATATGTAAATCCAAGATACCCTGTATTGTTATTCAAAGCAAATAATGGTAATCCTAATGATTATGACTTATCTATATTAGATCAGAATGCTGCAATACAAAGTTTAGGACTAGATAAAAAAGAATTTACAGATGATAAAAAACTTGACTGGAATGCTGTATTAGCAGCACTAGGAAGTTTTACAGAAGGTACTAGTACAATACATTTCCGTCAACCTAATGGTGAAGACATCACAGGAACATTTGCAATCAATCCTGTTGATAACTATATTCTCTTAGTAACAATTGATAAAGATTCTCCAGGATGGACAGAAAATACTTTACTTGTAAGTCCTCAATATCCTGACGGCAAGGGAACGTTTGATGCAATTGTAGATCCAACTACCTATAATCCTATTGCTAGATTAGGTACTATTCCAACAGGACATAGATTACTAATCTTAGAAGATGTAGCAGATAATGCTGATGGCTGGAAAAACAACGACAGCACTAATACATCTATCAAAGCAAACAGTGTTGCTGAATGGAATGGAGCAAGTTGGGCAGTGGTATTTGATCCGGCTACTGTCGAAAATTTTACATATCTCAGTAATATTACTACAGGAATACAGTATAAGTGGGATGGTATACAGTGGATTAAATCTTTCGAAGGCGAGTATGCACCAGGTTATTGGAGACTAGATCCTGAAGGTGCATAAGTAGTTTTATGCAAAAGAGAGTAGGACTATTATATCTATCTAGAGATTCGCACAGAATACTTCTTATTTTAGAAAACGAAAAATGGACCGTACCAACATTTTCACTTGAAAATAGTGTAATACAAGATAGTGAAGATTTACAACAAAAATTTTCTAGAGGTAAAATAATACCTATAGAATTGTATCTTTCAAAAGACAAAGGTTTTGAGTACGGAACGTATATTTGTCTTGTAAAAGAAGAATTTATTACTGAAGAAATACCAACATTTTGTTGGGCTGATTTAGGTTACCTGCCCAAGAATGTACACACTGGACTACGAAGTACATTAAATAATAGTCTTATACGTACAAAAATAGAAACTGTACTGGAGTTAGAAGATGCTGTCAATATATGAGTCTGAATCATTTCAAAATGATTATAACAATTACAAAAATAAAATTGAAAAAATTACAGATGAAAGTCTTAAAAATCAATTACAAAATTTTCTTAATAAGTTAGTTGCACATGTAAAAGCATTTGACAAAGAGCATTCTGAAATGATATATTCTAAAAGTATCAGATTAGGAAACGATCACAAAGACGGAATTGCTGAAGTAAGAAAAGTTATTGAGAGAAAACTTCGTGATTGGGATCAAATACAAAAAACTTAGATTGAACCAAAGTTCTTAACAATTATTGCTCCTACCATTGCACCATGTAATGAACACTGATATCTATAAGTACCACTAATAGCAGATGGTATTTTCCAATATAACGTACCGCTTTCCTTACCTTGTGCAGCAGAACCAACACTACATGTTCCGTTAGTTGCTACATGAATCAATCCAGTACTGTAGTTAACACCTGACGAATTTTGAATAAGGAACGGATGACTAGAATCCATAGCACTAAGATTAAATGCAATAGTAGTTCCGTTAATTCCATATATTGTAGGATTGTCAGTAGATCCGTATTGATCAAATCTATATGAAGATGTACCATTTGCAGTTACATCTAATCTAGTAATTGCTGGAAGATATAATTTATCTATTGTAAGTTGAGCAGTAATTGCATCTGACAATCCGCTAAACGCAGTAATAATTGTTCCCGGTCCAGTAAATGTTACAATGTCCGATGCAGCGTTAGTTGTAATAGTAATGCCGCTGGCGCCTGCAAAGGTTACTGTATCAGTTGTTGTGTCAGCCTCTACATCACTTTGCCCTGTAACAGAAATTGTACTAAATGCATTTTGATTTGCATCGCCACCACCTGCTGACGCAGAAGGCACCCAATTAGATCCGTTCCATTGTAAAACATCGTCTGATGATGCTCCTGATGTATCTACATCACTAAGTGCATTTATGCTTGAACTACCAGTTAGATATGTTCCTAAATCACTTATTTGACTTTCAGTAATACTTAATGCTGCTTGGTGCTGTGTTACACTTGACTCAGTAATATTTGTATTTGGTACATTTGCCCACGTAACTGCTGCTGTTAAGTCATTTGTTTCTGCAGATAGTGCACCAATACCTGCGGCAGTGGGAGGTGTAAATTTAAATTCTCCAGTACTATTGTTGTAACTAATTGCACCGTTACCACTAGCACTGTTCTCAACACCTACACTTAAAGCCGATAACGCTAAAATTGTAGGTTTGTTATTTAAATTATTGTAATTAAGATAGTATGATCCGTCTTGACCGTCAAGAGTATCTGCATCAGTACCACCGCCACCAGTAGTAGCATCAGTTCCTGGTGCCCACTTTGCTCCGTCCCATTTTAATACACTACCTGTACTTGGTGGTGATGTTGTTGTATCAACATCTGATAAAAAGTCTACACTAAATGTACTCATATTAACTGTTACAATATCTGAGTCTGTAGCAATAGCAGTTGCTATGTTAGTACCGCCTACTATATTAAGTGTATCATTTATACTTGCCGCTGCTGTTGAACCTTCATCAGCAGTTATAGTGCCAAATGCATTTCCGCCGCCGGCTGTACCATTAATCGTAATTGTATCGCCGCTAATTTCAGTAGTAATATTAGAACCACCAGTTACTGTTAAACTATCTGTAGGAATGTTAGCAATAGTAAATCCTGTATCAGCATTAAATCTTGTAAACACATTCGGGGCTGCTGCCGGAGAAGAAGTTACATTCCAAGTAGTACCATCATACTGCCAGGTAGTACTACCTTCTGTAAATGTTTCATTAAGTGCCGGTGTACCCGGAAAATTTATTGCCATGTTCCTGCCCTCTATTCCTTTGTTATAGCAAATGCATTTGCACTTGCATATCTACTATATATTATTTTTAAATCTTGTCCAAATGTACTTGTACTTATCTGATTATAGTCGGCATTTTGGCCTGTACTATACACAACACTTTTTGCATCTGCTAAAATTTTTGATTTTAATTGTGCCGGAGTAAGTGTTGAATCTGATTCTAGATGTAAACATAATAGTCCTGCAACTTGTGGTGCTGCCATAGATGTTCCGCTTATGCTCATTTGGTAAAAACTGCCATTGTCAAAATATGCTATCGGCGCAAACTTAGTGTTATTATATGGAGTACTACAAGCACTCATGATATCTGAACCTGGTGCCCATATATTACATCCTGGTCCTCTACTTGAAAAAATACTTGTTCTATCTTTTTCAGCACCGCTATCGTCTTGTGTAGTGCTATCTAAACTAGCAACCATGTATGCATTTGAGCTATACGGTGAACTGCCTCTATGATAAGTTGTTGTACTTCCCTGCCATAATACATCATTATCATAATCAGTACCGCCAGATGCTTCTATTTTGTTATAGTTATTACCTGCTGCAATTACTACATGTATTCCTGCTGATACCATATCTTCTATTTCAGCATCGACTGATGCTACTCTGACACTCAGTTTACATGCTGACGAAGCGCCTAAGGTTGTTCTATTTTCATTTACTCCAGTTGCTGCTTCTAACGCTGCTCGAGTACTATATTCAACACCATATGTCCAGGCTGTTCCCCTGTATGTTCCGCTTGTTGGATCTCCTGTCCTTGTAGTTCCGTATCCCCAACTCATGTTAACAACCGTGGGCCTATTGTTTGATTTATTATTGTGCCAAAGTCTAATTGTATCAAATGCGTTAGTGATACTAATGCCATCATTTGGATCTAATGTACCTTCTAGTCCACCTAATTTTTGAGCATATATTCTTGCATTTTTTGCCCAGCCAAATGTTTTACCTACGGAAATACCTGCACAATGAGTGCCGTGGCCGTCATAGTCTGTGTAAAAGTTTGAGTCTTGTGTTTCACCTACAATACCACTGTCAGCAAACCAATCAATTTCTTGCACTCGTGATGCAGACGGTTGTGCTACATAGCCAGATACTCCAGCATCATTATCTTGAAATATACGTTTTAGTATATTAAAATCTGGTTTACTAAGTACTGGTGCAAAGTATTTGTTAAACATGGCATAACCTAGTGGATTATTTGCTAACATACCTGCAGGTGTTTTTAAAGTATCATCCCATTCAGGACTAAGACTTTCTCCGTCCCAAAACTCACTCATATCCCACATTGACCAATTTACTAAGTAAGTATATTCTTTATATGCTACTACGGCTGCATCAGAATCTGTTGCCCAATCAGTAGCATAACCACTTGGATCATATAACCCTGCGTCAATTGCTTCTTTCATAGCAAGATGTAATTCTGTAGTCGTCCAAGAAAAACTTGGGTTACCATTTAATATCATCAGCAATGTTTCCATTGGAACTTGTGTTGCACTTCCTTCTACAGCCCCCGGAATACCAAAGTTGTGTATTGTATGGAACAAGTGTTCCATAATTTCTTCAATGTCTCTATCACTCTCACTAGGATCAGGACCGCTTGTGTTTTTATACCAAACCATATCATTAACTGCATGACTGTCTAAAAAATCTGTATATCCAGAGTACTGTGCCGCGCCAGCATCTGTCAACCAATTTGGTGTATATGATGCTCCGCCACCATAACCAATTCGTTGTGCTGTTGGAGTTCCTGCATGTGTTGTTCCTGCATCACCTTTAAGTGTTGCAATTAAATTTTTCTGTTGTGTAATATCAATGCTATCTCCGTTAGGATCAATTAATAACTTTACAGCCTGCGCTGTTTTCTTTACCCATTCATCTGGTACAGTTGTTTGTCCGCCGACCGCTCCTGCTGCTACAAGTTTTACACCCCTTACAGTTAAACTTCTGTCAAAAACTGCTCCATTGGTTGCATCACTTCCTAATGCACCACTAGCATATTCAGTTGTGTTAGGCATGTAAAACTCAGGATGGTCTGCTTGTATTCCGCTATCTTGTACAATAAAGTCTACACCTGTTCCGTCTAAAGCGTAAAGATGATCTCCTGATAATGTAGTTGCATCAGCAAACGTATTTGTTGCTTCATCGCATCTACGCAATCCCCAGTTTACCCAAGTTGCGTTATTTCCAGACTGTCTTTGAAAAGTTGCTGTTTGACTTGCATGAAGTCCTATACTAATATCATCTCTTTGATCTGGTGGAATCTCTACAGCAACAACTCTTTCGTCTTGTTCTAAAGTTTCTGCTTCTTCGTCTGTGAGCATCCAATGTGTCATACGCTTTGATCCAATTCTTGGATTGGCTACTGTAACAGCTCTATTAGGTATCTGTCCTGACCCTGTATCTGCGGCTACTTC